GTAAGGGATAGACATAAGGAGTATACACCTGTTGAATCGTTTTCGTGAAACTTTAAGTAGTTTCCGAAAGCACAACGGGAGATCAAGACCGCTTTTGTAACCTCTAGTGGCGAGTGTTCTCCACTCCATGGCGAATACCTCAGGCATATTACGGCTGGCCCATAAGGCAGACGTGTATGCTCCGGTAATCTCATGGCCTTGGAAAAACACCCGTTTGGCAAACTCAAAACCAACAGTGGAAACATTGTTAGTGTAAGGTACGCCTAATTCCTCTAGAAGTTCGCAGTATTTTGTATAGGCTGGGCGATCAAAGATTACAACATCATCACCGAGTATTAAATATTGTCCTCGGGATTTGTTACGACCTTTGAAAGCCGCCCACACAATTCTGTGGTGAACATAGGCCATAAATGGCCAGGAAGATAGTGCCCCCATGGGCTGTCCGGTGTTGTACCGCACAAAATTCTTTGTGGGTTGGTCGGTTTTCCAAAATTTTAATACTGATTTTGGGACACTGAAGTCTCTATCAAATACTGAAACCCAAGCGTCACCTAGACCGGAACACATATCATTACCTGCATCCCTATATAATTCTTTAGGAATGGCATCAGAAGCATTGCTTAGATCTGCATAACCGTAAAACGTATGTCCACACGAATATAGATTTTTCGCTATTTGCGGAACTTTGTCATGGTGAAATGTACAATCCTCTGGAATGTCCTTTAACATATTCATAAGGACTTTATGAAAAGGTCGTAGTAATGTTTGTGTGAAAGAGTCGACCATTGCGAAAACGCGTGGTTTAAGTTTTCCACCTTCAAAGGTGAGAGAAATCTTACCCTGGAAGAGTTGGCGATTTAAATCTACCAACGGTTCGTAAGGTTCGAGTTTTTCCTCAAACCAATCATCTATGGACCCTGAATAAAATATAGAGGAAAAGTTAAAAAGCTTTTCTTCCATAGGGCTACCAATAATGGCGGCTCTATCGTAGGGAAAAGAGAAAAATGAGATCCCGTTAGGTCCTGACTTCATAGACACTTCGAGTTGGGGTGTAGGCGTGGTCACTACGACACCCTCATCTGGGTCTTCAAGAACAGATCCTATAACGGGTTTTAACAAATGTTTCGATCTCAGTTTTGCCTCTTCTCTAGTTTCTTCCCGGATATATTGTAAAGTATCTGGGTTGAACAATGGGGGGGATGTGATCGATGTTAGATTAGTAAAGGTAGGGATGGTTATTAAGCGTCGCAAGCTACAAAGTGTAAATGCGAACCTAATGGACTCAATGTCATTATGGTTTAGTACTTTGCTCTTAAGCCCAAGACCAAGCCATCTGGGCCACTGGTCCTTATCCTTTCCAATGCTTATCTTCTCGTGTTGCAGTGTAAGCCCTTGTTTAAAAACAAGGTTTTCTAAGCTCTCATGGGATGCTTTTAGGTACCGTATTACGAATTCAGGTCCTTTTGACTGGTATAAGTGGTATATGTATTTAAGTTTATCTTGTATGAGATTAGAGCTTACATCTGGAAATAATACTGGCAGAGTTGAAACTAGCATCCTGTTAAATTCTTTTAAATTTTGAAGATTTTTAATGGTATGCTTCGACTTTGTGATCATTCGAGTCGGAACATTGCTTTTATGAGAATGTTTTGTATTTGAATGGGAAACAGTTGTTTCGGATTTATGGATTTTTATATTCATAAACTGATTGATGCGAGTTGGGGTTCTTCAAAGAGAAGTTCTCGGTTACTCAAGCCGGTG